AGCTTGACTACTATCAACCAAGACGATCCAGTATCTGAATACAACTCTAAGTTGTGGAATTCTGGTATCGATGCTGATAAAGACCAAGCTCGTAAACAGAAACGTAGGTTGAAGTATACTTCAAATATCTATGTTGTCAAAGACCCAGCAAACCCAGATAACGAAGGTAAAGTCTTCATGTACTCATTTGGTAAGAAAATATTCGACAAGTTGAATGACTTGATGAATCCTACCTTTGAAGATGAAGAACCAGTAAATCCATTCGATTTATGGGAAGGTGCAAACTTTAGACTAAAAATTCGTAAGTTTGAGGGTTACCCAAACTATGATAAGTCAGAGTTTGACTCACCAACACCGCTATTAGATGATGATGAAGCACTTGAAGGTGTTTGGAAACAAGAGCATTCTTTACAAGCTCTCGTAGAACCATCTAACTTTAAAGCATACGATGAACTCAAGACCAAGCTCTTTAGAGTACTTGACCTTGCGAATGAAACTAACGAAGTTTCAGCAGCATCACCGTATGAAGCTAAGGGAGACGATGGATTTGATATCTCAAGCACTATTGCATCGATGCCGGAATCGGCACCAGCTGCAGCAGAAACTGCATCTCAAGTAGATGATGACGACGACGATGACCTTGCAATCTTCAAGGACCTTGCTCGAAATTAATCTAAGGTGGGGGCTCTCGGGTCCCCATATTTACAGGAGAAAGTATGTCAATTAAACCAACAATCGATATGACCAATTTTGACTTCGGCTTTACAGCCATGACAGAAGATGAGTTATCAGTCGTACAAGAAACCAAAGCTCAAGCAGAATCTGCTACAGCATCAGCTGAAGACGCATCAGCAAGAGCCCAAATTATGTACGAAGCTATCATTCCATTGTTAAACAATCTCAAAGCGAATCCAGAAAAAGATTATATCTATTGGCCGAATCGTTATGAGAAGCTTGACGCTTTTGCAGATAAACTACATCAAATTCTAAGCGGAGAATAAATTATGAGTCTACTTGACAAAATGTTGAAGGCGGGGTCAGTCAAAGGGTCGACTGTCCTATCAAAGAGTTCCTTCTTTAATACCAAAGACCCAATACAAACTGAACTACCTATTGTGAATATCGCATTCTGCGGTTCTCTCAAAGGTGGTTTATTACCAGGTTTAACTGTAGTAGCAGGTGAATCCAAGAGTTTTAAAACACTACTTGGTCTCTATTGCATGAAAGCTTACCTAAACAAATACCCAGATGGTGTTGCTATCTTATATGACTCAGAGTATGGTATTACTCCAGAGTATCTAGAAAGCTACAACATTGATACCGACCGTGTTATTCACGTACCAATCGAAGACGTAGAGCAACTTAAGTTTGATGCTACTAAACGACTAGACGAGATTGACAAAGGAGATAAAGTCTTTATAATGATTGACTCTATTGGTAACTTAGCTTCTCGTAAAGAAGTACAAGATGCCCTAGACGAAAAATCAGTTGCTGATATGACAAGAGCAAAACAGCTCAAATCATTATTCAGAATTGTTACACCTAAGTTAACAGGTAAAGATATTCCATTGATAGCGATCAACCACACTTATAAAGAGATTGGTCTATTTCCTAAGAACATTGTTTCTGGTGGTACAGGTATTTACTATTCGGCTAACCAAATCTTTATCATTGGTAAATCTCAACAGAAAGAAGGTACTGACCTGAAAGGGTTCAAGTTCACAATTAATATTGAGAAATCCAGATATGTTAAAGAGAAAGCTAAACTACCATTTACCGTACTTTACGATACTGGTATTCAGAAATATTCAAGTTTATTTGAATTAGCACTTGAGTCTGGTCATTTGACTAAGGCAAATCAAGGGTGGTATAATTTAGTTAATATGGATACGGGTGAAATTATTGACCCTAAACGTAGACTAAAAGATATTGAACAAGACAATGAGTTCTTTGAAGGACTGATTGCTGACCCAAGATTTAATGATTATGTTGAAAGCAAATTTAAATTAACTACACTTGAAATGGGAGAAGCTGAAGATGATAGAGAAGACGATACTATCGAATCTGATACTGAATAACGAATATAGCCGAAAGGTATTTCCTTATCTAAAAGATGATTATTTCGAAGATATCTCTTATCGTAAAATCTTTAACTCTGTTACTGAATATGTAGAGCAATACAAAGAGCCTCCCACCATAGAGGCTCTTAAGCTCTCACTCGAAAAGCGTAAAGACTTAAACGAAGATACTTATAATACCATCCAAGATATGTTGGGTGAGTTTGAGATTGACAAAACAACTAATCCTCAGTTCTTGCTTGACGAGACTGAGAAGTTTTGCCAAGACAAAGACTTGTATAATAGTATTCGTAAAAGTATTCTTATACTCGACGGACAAGATGGTGAAAACGATAAAGGTAATATTCCAAAACTATTACAAGATAGCTTAGGTATATCTTTTGACTCAAGTGTTGGTCACGACTTCTTAAATGACTATGAAGATCGTTATGAGCACTATCATCGTAAAGAAGAGCGTATTCCGTTTGACATCGATATTCTAAACAAAATTACTAAAGGTGGTTTACCTCGTAAATCAATGACTGTATTACTTGCTACGACTGGGGGTGGTAAATCACTACTCAAATGTCACATGGCAGCTAATCATCTCATGTATGGTAAAAATGTTCTTTATATCACTATGGAAATGGCTGAAGAAGAAATCGGCCGTCGTATTGATGCGAACATTATGGATATTACAATGGACGAAGTGAATGAGATTCCAAGAGATGTTTATGAAAAAAGACTCAGCAGATACAAAACAAAAACCACAGGGAAACTTGTTATTAAAGAGTACCCTACTGGTTCTGTTCATTCTGGTCACTTTAGACACTTACTAAATGAACTTGAACAGAAGAAAAACTTTAAACCTGATGTGATATTCCTTGACTATCTTAACATTTGTGCTTCATCTCGTGTAAGAGGTGCTGCAGCATCAAGTAGTTATAACCTTGTTAAGAGTATTGCTGAAGAGGTACGTGGTCTTGCAATGGAGTTCAACTGTGCTCTTGTAACATCATCTCAGTTTAACCGTGATGGTTATGGTAACTCTGATGTTGACCTTACTAATACATCTGAATCTATGGGTATTACTCATACTGCTGACTGTATTCTTGGTCTCGTAACATCTGAACAGCTTGACGAACTTGGACAACTCATGCTCAAACAATTGAAGAATCGTTGGGGTGACATCAGTTGGTATCGTAGGTTCTTAGTTGGTATTGATAGAGCAAAGATGAAAATCTATGAACTCGAAGAGAGTGCTCAAAACAATATTAACATGGACGACAGTTCTGGCGGTAACTCTGGAAAAAAGACGAAGAGCTATGACGATGACGGACCAGTGTTCGACAAGACAGACATAGGTCAGCGACTTGGTAGTAAGAGTAAAAGAAAAGGTGTTTTCAACGACGTTCAACTAATTTAATTTTTATAAATAACTGAAACACCACATTTCAAGTAAAAGGTATTATGAAAAGTTTTAGTTCATTTGCTAAAGACAAAACAAAAAAAGAAGACGGCCCTTGTTGGAAATCTCACAAACAAGTGGGAATGAAAAAGAAGGGTGGTAAGCTTGTTCCTAATTGTGTACCTAAAGAAAGTATAGATTTAGGCTTTAGTGCATTTTTAGGTGAAGCTCCTATTGATGTTCCAGACTTTACTGGAGATGAAGAATCATTTGCTATTGATGTTCTAGGTAAACTCGACGATGGTATATCAACTATTGAAAGTGCGATCGAGCTCGACAATAGACCTGGTAAATCTAATACTAAAAAGATTGGTATGTTCGCCATTATGAATGGTGATAAACGAGTTAAATTTGCTTCATTAGCAAGACAAATTATTGCTGATACTGAAGAGTTAGAAGAAGGCCCAGAGCCACCAGCTGATAGAATCGACAAAGATTTTACCATTAAACATAAGGACATGAGTAGATATATCTATGTTAACTCTAGACCTGATGGAAAAGCAAGTAAAGCAGGTGATGACCCTAATGAGTTAATGACCGCAGCTTTGTGTCTTAAATCTAAATTAACTGCACCAAGTACAGTTGAAGAAATGGACGAGCTTATTGAATTTTGTAAGCAAGAAGCTAACAGTCGTAATGTTCTAGGTGCATCTGCAGGTCAAATTGCAAGTTTAGATGGACAAGATTATGTTAACCTTTGTCAAGCAGTATCGGCTGCATTATCTATTCACGCTAACGGTTATGGTAATGCTGATAAAGTTTATTTAACAGGACAAGCTTGGGATAAAGACGTTAGACAATTCCAAATTACAAAATATGGAATGAAAGACTTTAATAGTTCTGATTTTATTTGTAAAAAGGGCGCTAACTTTATTGGTATATCTCTTAAAAAGAAAAAGAGAATCACAGAAGCAGACCCAACACTTATTAACAAATCATTTAGTACACTTTTCCAAGATAGTAAATTTAATGCAATGATGACAACTCTT